GATTCATTTAAATTGTGCTAATAATTTTAAAATAGTAAAACATTTTCCAAAATTAAAATTTTTTGTGGACCCAATACCCTATGATGGAGGGACTGCGGTTGGTGCTGCATATTATTATGAAAATTATTAAGAATAAAAAAGAAGCATTGGAAAAAATATTAGATCAACAAGTGGTCGTCATATTTCAAGGACACTCTGAATGGGGGGCACGTGCTTTAGGTAATCGTTCTATGTTATTTGATCCTCGTAATAAAAACGCAAAGGAAATAATAAATAAAATAAAAGGAAGGCAATGGTGGAGACCAACAGCAGCTACAATATTATATGAATATCGAAACGATTATTTAAATATGCATACTTTAGATGAATCACCACACATGTCTTTTGCAATAGATGCAAAACAAAAAGCAATAGATGAAGTTCCAGCGTGCGTGCATGCGGATAATACTTGTAGATTTCAAACATTGAAAAGAGAACAAAATCCTAATTATTATGATCTTATTAAATTATTTTATGATAAAACAGGTGTTCCTATACTATTAAATACATCTTTTAATTTAAAAGGTTTTCCAATAGTAGAATCATTTGATGACGCGTTGTTGACTTTACAAAACAGTGAGATAGACTACTTATATACACCATGACAATAGACAAAAAAACAATAAAATTATTTCAAAAAATAGATACAGTGCATGGGCACTGTGAAGAGTGTGAAGAAGAAGCAATTTTAGTTGCAATTGTTCAAGAGTATTATAGATGTACAAACTGTGGTCATGATACTAAGCAACACATCAATGGTAGAATAAGATACATGTCTCTATCAGAATCAGATAGAAATTTTATAAAGAATCATTATAAAAATGGTTAGAAATGTTTATAGAAATAGATAATTTTTTAGATGAAAAATCTTGTGATCAAATAATTAAAGAATGTAGTTCTCACATAGATGAAAATAAATTAGGTATAGAATATAATCGACGGGGAAATACCGTTAATATTGGAGATCACGAAGAATTAAAAGATTTAGATAAAAAAATATTTGATAGAATTAATCTTTTCGTAAATAAAAGATTAGTCTATAGTTTTAATTTAGGTAATACTAAAATGAAAGACACTGGTTATGCTTTTCATAGATACAAAAAAGGAGATCAGCTTTATGCTCATGCTGATGGAGTTTTTACAGATGTAAGAGACGGAGTTTTTAATTTAAGAATTTTAGCTTTGGTTATAAATTTGACAACTAATGATAATGCAGATTTAATTTTTCCAAGACATAACAAAGCAATTAAATCCACAAAAGGTAAATTAACAGCTTTTTTACCACATCTTTGTTATGAACATTATATGAATAATAATTCTAATAAAGACAGAGACGTATTAGTAACTTGGCTAATTGATGAGTCAATTGAATGCAGGAACGTAAACAATGGCAAAAAGAACATTTAAACATTTTACTCCTAGACCAAAACCTAAAAAACGTCCGGGTATTCATAAAAAAAGAAAAAATAAAAATGAAAAACGTGATTTTAAAAAATATAATAGACAAGGTAGAACACAATAATGAATCATATAGAAGCAATCGTTGAATTAAAAAATATAATAAATTTAAGATTTATAGAAAAAATGATTTCGTTAATTGATAAAAAATCAAAAGAAAAATTACAAATTAAACAGGGATTAAATAGAGACGTAAGAGATGTAAACGGATATCACTTAGATTTTAAAACTCCTACTAACCTATTTTATTGGAACTTTATAAAATCTGAAATAGAAAAACACTACTTTCATTACAAAATAAAATTTCCACAAATGCAAAGTGTAAAAATAAATCAAATTGATCTTTTAAAATATTCAATTGAAGGTAAATATGAAATACATACAGATCATTTTACATCTAGCCCAAGGCATTTAAGTATTATAATAAATTTAAATGATGACTATGAAGGAGGGGATTTAATTTTTACGGATCAAAAAGAAAAAGAAATAAAAAGATTAAAACTTGGTAAGGGTTCTATAGTATTTTTTCCAAGTAATTTTATGTATCCTCACGGTATACAACCAATCACAAAAGGAACAAGATATAGTATAGTTGCATGGCTGCAGTAAATTATAAGTTAATAAAAAATTTTTTTGATAAAAATGAATTAAATGTTTATCAAAAGTATTGTTACAATAGATTAGATCAAAACAAAGATTACACGATAGATGGACAATCTTTTTCACCTGCATGGTATAATGATCCTTTAATGAATTCTATATTAGATGTTAAATTACCAATTGTTGAATTAGAATCTAATTTAAAACTATTTCCTACTTATGCATATTGGAGATACTATGTTTTTGGTGGATCTTTAAAAAAACATAGAGATAGGCCAGCGTGTGAAGTATCTATTACTGCCTGTATAAAAAAATATGATAACTGGCCAATTTTTGTCGAAGGTACATCTTTTGAATTAGAAGAAGGCGATGCTGTGTTATATGCCGGCTGTGATCAAGAACATTGGCGTCCAGGTATCTATGAGGGTGAAGGTATGGCTCAAGTGTTTTTACATTACGTAAATCAAAATGGTCCTTTTAAACATCACGCTTATGATAATTTTTTAAAAGAAACCGGTAAAAAAGCATAATGAAATTTGATCCATTTGAACATGAACATTTATTTTATGAATACGTATTGAAAATAACAGAGTCAGAAGTAAATCAAGTTTTGTTGTTAACTAAAGATGTTAATACAAGAGATCAAAAAACTACATTTGAATATTTAAACGTATTAAATTTTCCAGTTTTACGAAAATTAAAAAAACAAATTACAGATATTTTAGATAAGCATAAATTGTTATTAGATAACAATTGGGCACAATTATATAATAAAGAAAATGAACATAATATTCATACTCATTATGGATCAGTTTATTCTGGTATAATTTATTTAAAAGGAGTTAATTGTAGTCCAACTTATTTTTATGATAGTCTTTTTAACTCTCTCATTCATACTTTTAAAAAGAATACTTTATTAATGTTTCCCTCAATGATTCCTCATGAAGTAAAAAAATTAAAAACTAATGAAGAGAGATTAATAATTTCATTTAATACCAAAAGGTGAAGACATGATAATAGATAAATTAACGAAAGAAGCTGACGAATTAGCGGTACAGTGGAAAAAGACTCGGGATACAGGCATCAGGAACCAATGGTATGAAAAGGTCAAAGAAGCAGCCAAATATGTACCTGAAGAACAAGAAGGTAATCGAATTAATTTTAAAAGAAGAGTTGACAAATAATAGAATAATCCTATATAGTATAACTTAACAAAGGAATTATATGAAAGATTATAGAATTAAATTAACAATAAGAAATGATAGATTATTATCTGCTATGGAAAGTATGGGACATCCATCAGTGATGTCTTTTTGTAAAAAATATAATTTACCATACACTTCAACAAATTTAATTGTAAGTGGTAAACACGCACCTTTAAGAAAAAATGGAAAACTAACAAAAGAATGTCAAAGGTTATTAGATTTATTAGGACTGGATGTTGAAGAAGCATTTACAGAAAGACAAAGAGAAGGATTTAGTAGAACTACTTTTGAAACTAAAGTAGAAGAAAAACAATTATTACAATTAGTTAATCCAGCTAAAAATCAAGAAATTAAAGCTATTGAATCTGATGTGTCTTCTAAAATAGGAGAGATCATGTCTAATTGTTTAACTCCTAGAGAAGAAAGAGTTATTAGAATGCGTTATGGACTAAATCCAGATAAACATTGTTATACTCTTGAAGAAGTAGGATTAGAGTTTAAAGCCACAAAAGAAAGAGTAAGACAAATTGAAGTAAGAGCTTTGGATAAATTTAGAAAAATTAAAAATTCTAGAGATTTATTAAACACTGGTTTTTATGAAACATTTACTTCTGTTAATGTTAAACCAAAACAAATAGAAGATGCTAATTTTTTTGCAAACGTAGAATCAGAAGAAAAAAAGAAAAAAATTGATTACAGGAATCAAATTAGTAAACAAACTCAAAGAAACATTAATAGGTTTAACAATATAATTAATAAAAGCAAAAAATTTAATAATTATAAAAAAGAACAAATTAGAAATTGGATTAAAAAAACATTAGGTACTTTAGAAGAAGGTAAACATTTTTTAAAATTTGAATCACTTTGGGGTATGCGTTCTTACACAGACACTTGGATGTATAAACAAATTAAAAGTATTATAAGAGAAGTTGAAAAGATAGAAATGATTAAATGGGATGAAAAACTAGATGAAGAAGCTAAAAAATTAAGAGATAAAGTATATGAAAAAGCTAAAAAATTAAGAGATAAATTAAAAACTAGAACGTACGTTGCACTAGAATCACATATTATTTTAAATAAAAATGTACAAGTTAAAAAGTTTATTTACTACAAAAACAAAGGAGAAAAAAATGACAGACATAAGTAAATACAAGTCGGTTGCATTATCACATGGTACTTGCAACAAGTTGGACAAGATCCGCAAGGTTATTGTACCTAACGCAGAAATATCTAGAGCAAAAACTTTAGACATATTAATAAACGAGAAAGCGAGGAAATTAAATGGCAGACTTGGGTCTAAAAGCAGTTAATTTAGAGGATCCGTTTAATCCATTACGTAATCTTTGGAGAAATGTTTTGATAGTGTCAATAGAAGATGCAATTAAAATAAAAAGACAAGTCGTACAGTACAAAGAACTTTACGAAAAAAGAAGATTCCATGAATTAGATTATGTATCATTACCAAACAGAGACTTTGATGCTGTTTGTTCAATGGCAGAACTAGATGGATCTTTAGTTAGAAAGAAAGTAAATGCATTATTAGAAAGGATGGAAAGCAATGACAATGATATGCCCACGATGCCGTGGAAACGGTTATATCAAAGTAAAGGAATCTATCGAGAGTCAGACGGAAACCACACTGCAGTGTCCGCAATGTAATTCACAAGGAGAAATTATGATGGATCAAGCAAGAATAAAAACATTACAGGCAGAACAAAGAAAACTGACTGTTGAACATATAAAAAAACTTGAGACTGAAATAGCTAAGTTGATGAAACAGAAAGCAGAACTTCAAGATCAAGTTGATAAACACATTGATAAGGAATTGCAAAAATGATTAGATTTAAAAACACAGCAGGTGAAAAAAAATATGAAAATCAGTTTGAAAAACTTGGAAGTTTTAATAGCCTAAGGGCCTGTAAAATAGGTATTTCCAAACTTAATATTTGGAGAGGAAACTTAAAAAATACCGAATATGTTTTAAGTAAAATTTGTCTAGAATCAAGAGTTGTTGATTCAATAAAAGATTTAGAATCCATTTTATTAAAATGGAGACGATCTGTTAGGAAACAAATTAAAGAGATAGAATATAAAAAAAGTATTCTTCAAAAAAACATAAATGTAAATGAAAGTAAAGATAAGGAGGTTAATAATGGCAAGAACTAAAAGAGCTGTTAGTAAAGAAATAAGTACAATTTTATACAACCATTATCTATGGTGTAAGAAAGAAGGGAGAGACATTAGTTGGTATGATAATAGATCAGAACAAAGTAAACGAAACAAATAAAGAAATTAAAGAAAGATATTTAGTATTAAGATCTGTATTTGATTTAGTAAGAGAAGAAATAAACAAAGTGGAAATGAAATACATTAATAACATTTTATTAAAAGAATTATGGGACTTTGAATTTTCTGTTAGAGTCATGAATGCTTTTAAAAATGATGGTATAAATCATTTAGGAGATTTAGTTATTAAATCAGAAGGTGAATTACTTCGAATGCCTAATTTTGGAAGAAAATCTTTAATTGAAACTAAAGAAATTTTAAAAGAACTAGGTCTAGAATTAGATATGAATGTTATTTGGCCTCCTGTGGTTGTAAAAAAAGAAAAGTGGAGACCGATATGATAAGAGGAGATAGTACAGATTATGATCTGTTGGAAAAATGGTCTAAGAACTTTGATTGTCAAGGTTATAAGACTTGTGAGATCGGTGTTCGAGAAGGACTGGGAAGCAAAATTATTATGGATGGTGTTCTTAATAACTATATTCATGTGGGTGTCGATCCTTACGGGGATTTAGTCTATCAACACTGTGATGACCAAGCAGATCGTCAGTGGATATCCTCTCCT